TGTCAATTAGTAGATAATACAAAGTGGAAAAAAGAAATAGTAGGTAAAGGCAACTGCTCTAAAACACAAATTATGGAATTTGCTGTAGATAAATGGGGGGATGTCTTTTTAGAACAAGATTATGCTGATGCAGCTTGTATTGCATTATATGGATTAAAGGAGAGTAAAGATGGGAATTCCTAGAGGATATAAGAAAACTAGCGATGATATGAAATTTTATTATTCATCACCTAGAAAGCAGAAGAAAACTAAACCTAAAGACAGTCTACCTAAAGGCATGACTGCAAAAGAATTTAAAGAGAAATACGCCAAAGTAGTTTGGTGTGATTATTATGCTTGTATACATAACGAATCACCAGAGGGAGCAAGTAGAAAGATAGGAACTATATTAGAAAATCCTAACTACGAACCTCTAGGTACTAAAGATGAATCTTGGAAAGGCGTATGTAACAAGAAAGAGATAGGTATAAGATTTAAAACAATCACAGGAACTGGTAATTTAAAACATAAAGTTCCAGAATGTTTCAATGCTGCATCTAATAAAACAGGTAGAATGGATATGAGTAGATTAATGCAGGGTGGATCTGCAATAGGTGGTAGTATAGAATCACAAAGTGGTGATCAAGGTTATACAAATTATTCCTTTGGTTCTAAATGGGAGGGTAAATAATGCCTAAAAACTATCCTGAAGAAGTAAAACTAGCTGCTCTTGAATTATTTTTAGATAATAAAACAGGGGAACAAATAGCTACAATTGTAAATCAAGAGTTTGATCTTGAATTAAAAGCTCCAACGATATATGCTTGGGCGAAAAAGTATGATTGGAAAAGTGAAAACGCTTCTATGACAACAAAAGCAAAAGAGATAGTTAAAGAGAAACAAAGTCAAAGAATAGCTAGATTACAAAGTGAACACTTAGATTCTTATGAAAAGATGCGAAAGAAAGCTGAAGCTGAATTAGAACTCTTAGATTTTGAAAGAGCTTTTGAAGCAGTTAAAGCTATGGATATCGGTATACAAGGTGAAAGAAAAACCATGGAAGGTATGGTAAACTTACAATTTGTACAAGATGTTCTAAGTGTATTAGTTGAAGAAATAACAGATCCAGATGTAATAACAAAAGTTGCAAACAGATTACGAACATTAGTTGCGGAGCGAGACGACATTGAATAAGAAAGATGAATTAGTTACATTTGATGATGCATTTAGTAAATTAGCTGAAGGTATTACTACAGGTAATGTATCTTTTAAAATAGGTAGCTTCTATGAGTTTCTTAGAGATGTATGGTCACAAAGTTTTGACAACCCTGAATACTTTGGAGCTTGGCACGTTGGTGTTCTTGCTGATGATATTGAAGATTGTTTAGAAAAAGGTCTTAATTATGTAGCAGTATTACCACGTTTTCATTTCAAATCTACTATTTTAGGGCATGCTTTTAGTGTTTGGAGATTATTGAAATCTCAAAGAGACATGTCTATACTTTATTTATCTTATAGTGATGGTATGGCAAGATATCATTTACAAGAAATAAATAAAACAATAAATAGAAATCCACAACTGTTGGATATGATGGACAACCGATCTCCCAAAGCAGATTATTCATTTAGATATTATGTAAATAAAAAACCAGTAGAAATCATGCATGGTGGATTATTCTCTTTCAAAAGAGGTATGCATGTTAATGGTGCTTTAATTGCTGATGACGTATTGAGAGATCCTGAAAACCCTCTTAACACAGGTCAGATAACTAAGGTTGAAGATCATTTTATGACAGAAAGTTTATTCATCCCACTAAAAGGTGTACCTGTAATTGTACTAGGTACTCCAATGATGCCGGGAGACTTACTGAGTAATTTACAAAAAGATGACAGATTTAAATCAAGAGTGTTGCCAGCGTTAGATCCAACACCAGATAGAAGAGTATTGATGCCAGAACTATACAGTGAGAAGTGGCTACTAGATCAACAAAAAGCAAGACCTAAGTCGTTTGCTTCAGAGTTTTTGCTAGTACCTCACTTCGCAACTGAAGCATATTTTAGTGAAGAGGACATTATGAAATGTGAAGATGAAACACTAAAAAGCTATTCTGCACATCAAACTTTTAAAACTGAAGCAGGTGACCAATTGTTTGCAGGATTTGATGTAGGTAAAAAGAGACACCCATCTCATCTAGTTATATTTAGAAGAAGGGGTGATAAAATAGAACAAGTACATCAATCTTGGTTAGATGGATGGAGCTATTCAGATCAGATACAATATTTGAATGAAATAGCTGAAAATTATAACTTAGAGAAAGGTTACATAGATAATACAAGAGGGGAACTAGAAGATAGAGGATTAGATCATGTCTGGCACTCTATGACATTCTCACAGAAAAGTAAACGAACTATGGCTCAGATTTTTGAAGAATATGTATATTCTGATAATCTAACCTTAATAAAAGATGAAAGACAGAAACAACAAATATTATCTGTTAGTAATGACCTTAAAGCACCAGAGACTCCGATGGGGCATGGAGATGCGTTCTTCTCAATAGCTATGGCATTACAAGCAGCTTACGAAACAACCCTTTACAGATACGAAAGTTTAGGTAGTGCTACTGATTGGCTAGAGGCAGTATCACCTGAAGAAAAAAATACTGTAAAAGAACAAAGTAAGCTACCTGACCTGTCAAAATGGACAGGAAATGAGTATAATAATAAGACAGATAAAATACAAAAAGCCCCGAACCCAAACTGCGATGAGATGGTTTGTATGCCGAGCTTTTGGGTAGAAGAAAGAAATTTATGTCTGTACTGTGGGTACAGAGGATAGGAAGGAGATCACATTGGTCACGCAATTAACACAACAAGCAGAAACAGTCGCATCAAGTCGATACTATTTAAAAGACGAAAATAACGAAGTCATTGAAACAGCAGATGATATGTTTGAACGAGTAGGTCAAGCAATCGCAAAAGTGGACATGGAACTCTATGGTAAGCTAGCTGCTGATGCAGCACTAACAGCTGTGGACTTTACAGAGATGATGAAGAGTTTAAAATTTATACCTAACTCACCCACATTGATGAACGCAGGAACTGAACAAGGAACTTTATCAGCATGTTTTGTTCTACCTCTAAAAGATAGCATGGAAGATATTATGAAGACAGCTCATGATATAGCTATGGTACAAAAGTTTGGGGGAGGAACAGGATTTGCTCTTAGTGAACTAAGACCAAGAGGTGACCGAATAAAGACAACTCATGGTATTGCATGTGGTCCAATACAAGTATTACAGACACTATCTAGGGTATCATCTATGATTACTCAAGGTGGTAAAAGAGATGGTGCTAATATGGCAGTGATGTCAGTATACCACCCAGATATATTAGAGTTTATTGATTGTAAAAAAGTTGAAGGTGAAATACATAACTTTAACATTTCAGTAGGGGTAGATGCAGACTTTATGAAAGCAGTAGAAGCTAATCTTAAATACCCATTGATCAATCCAAAAAGCAAACAAGTAGTGGGTGAATTAAATGCTAGAGAAGTATTTGATAAAATAGTATATGGAGCTTGGAGAAATGGTGAACCGGGCATGATATTCTTAGACAATGTAAACAAAGATAATCATGTAAAAGCAGAATATGGCGAAATGATTGCTACAAACCCTTGTGGTGAACAACCTTTATTAGGAAATGAGTCATGTAACTTAGGTTCAATTAACTTAGCAAAGTTTTATCATGATGATCATAATGATGTTGATTGGAGAGAATTAGAAAAAACTGTAAAAAGATCTGTACATTTCTTAGATAATGTAATAGATGCTAACAAATATGCAACCCCTGAGATAGAAAAAATGACTAAATCTACAAGAAAAATAGGTTTAGGCGTAATGGGATTCGCAGATCTGCTAATTCAGCTGAAAATTAAGTATAATAGTATAGAAGGGCGTAAATTAGGTAAAGATATTATGTCCTTTATAAGAGACAAAGCTGATGCAGAGTCTAAAAAAATAGCTAATGAAAGAGGTACTTTTCCTGCATGGAACGAAAGTGACTATGGAGAAGATGAAAAATACAGAAATGCTTGTAGATTAACAGTAGCTCCAACAGGAACTATCTCTATGTTAGCAGATACTTCTAGTGGTATAGAGCCTACATTTGCTCTAGCTTGGAAAAAGTCAAACATACTAGAAGGACAGACTTTGTATTATGTAAATAAATACTTTGAGGCAGATGCTAAAAGGCATGACTTCTACTCAGAAGACTTGATGGAGCATTTATCTCAAGGTGGTTCTTTACAAACAAGAGAAGATGTGCCACCATGGGCGAAGGATATATACATCACTGCTCCTGAGATATCTGCTGAAGATCATGTAGAGATGCAAGCAGCTTTCCAAGAGGATTGTGATTCAGGTATATCAAAGACAATTAACTTCCCTAATGAGGCAACTATCGCTGATGTTGAAGCTGCTTATGTACATGCTTGGAAACTAGGTTGTAAAGGTATTACAGTCTACAGAGCTGGTAGCAGAGAGATTGAAGTCTTGGTAAAAGGAACCGAAGAAAAAGAAGAAAACGATAGCACAGAACAAATGAGTTTCTTTGATATGGTTGAGACACCAGAACCAGCATATGATTGCTGTGAGTCTCCTAATATCGCTATGGAATCTGGATGTGAAACTTGTAAAGTCTGTGGATGGAGTATGTGTCATGTCGCGTGATAGAACTTTTAGTATTTTTACTAATATAATAGAGAAAGCAAAAAAGAAAAAATCTACAGTGAATCAAGCTGGTAATTACACTAAGCCTACTATGAGGAAACGAATGTTTGCTTCTATCAAGGCTGGTAGTAAAGGTGGTGCTCCCGGACAATGGTCTGCTAGAAAAGCACAATTACTTGCACAAAGATATAAGAAAGCTGGTGGAGGATATAGGAAGAAATAATGGCTAAGACTGAAGGACAAAGATCTCTTAGCAGATGGACTGATCAAGATTGGGATTACGTTACTGCTAGAGATAAAAAGAAACCTAAAAGTAAAAGAGGTAGATATTTACCTAAAAAAGTACGTCAGGGTCTAACTGCGTCACAAAAAGCTGCTACTAATCGTAAAAAACGAAAAGCTGGTGGTGTAGGTAGTCGTGCTAAATATTCAAAAAAAGTAGCAAGTAGAGTTGGAGCAATCAGCAAACTCTTAAATTATGTAAAAGGACTTAAATAATACTTGACAAAGCTACGTCAAATATGATATAATAGAGTAAAGTATAGAAAACAGGAGGTCAATTATGGCTATTGGAAGTTTATTAAGAGACAGAGATATACAGTATGTTGCAATCAAAGATGATGCAACTAAAACATGGAGAATACTAGATACATGGAGCCCAGCATTAAAGGATTTTGATTCTGAGGATGATATTCCAGATGATAGCCCCGCAGTATCTATTATAACAGAAGCTGCATTTATTGCATTGATTAAGGAAGCAACTCGTTTAGGTGTATTAGAAAATGCTTCTTTAGGCGGTGGTGAGGTAAATGATGAAGATTTACTTGCATTAGAGCGTGAAAATCAAGAATTACACGAAAAACTGTCGAAAATGGAGCAAAATGTAGTAAAATATAAAGAGGAACCAAAAAAACCTCAATACTCAGAAAATTATGCGATAAAGGATAGAGCTATTCAAGCTATTATAAATCTTGCAGGTATGGCTGATGTAGAAAAAATAAGTGAGGATAAATAATTATGGCAAAACTATCAGAATTTCTTCCAGATGTTCCAGAGGTTGCTAAAACAATTGCTAGTTTAAACGAACAAATTAACATGTTGCAGTTGTCAAAAGCAGCAGGTGATACCGGACAAGCTCCGACTATCGGTCTTGATCATGTTGTAAACACATGGGTCAGACATCAGATGGCATATCGTCAACAACTTGTAATGGATTTACAGACTATTACTTATTCTGTACAAGAAATACGAGGTCCGTTGACACATATCACAGGTGAAGTATTTAGACGTGGTATGAAGATAAAACCTAAAGTAAAAGATCCTGATAAATCACAATTAGTAAGATTTAGTAAGTTCCTCACTGATTCAAACGTATTTGACCAAAGTCTTGAAGAAGTTTTAAGACAATTTCACTACGATTTAAACTCTATTGATGATGCATTTATTTATTTAGCAAAAGAATATGAAGAACTACCTAATGGTAAACTAGGTGCAAAAGTAAAAGAAATCAGAAGGTTGAACCCTGCATTAGTAGAATTTGACTTAGATGCAGCAGGTTTACCTAAAAATGCACATTTCTTATGTCCTATAGACAGGACTGATGTCGCTGAAGAACCGGGTATGTCTAAAAAAGGTTACAAGAGAATACCTGCAATGTACAAGTATTACCACAGAAACCAACACATGTACTTAGCAGATTCAGAAGTAATACATCTATCTAAGTTCTCACCATCTGAAACTTATGGATGGTCACCTATATTAACAGTATTTGAAAAAGCTCTAACACTTATAGGTATGGATAAAAACTTATACCGATACTTCTTTGAAAGAAAGATGCCTGCTTCTATGATCATGGTAACTACTGATGATCCTGAAAGTTTAAGAAGGGAAAGAGCACATATAGCGGCTCAAACAAGACTTGATCCTAACTTTATACCTATGGTAGCAGTATCATCAAGAAACAATAGAGGTAGAGTTGACATGGTAAGATTGTTCCACACATTACAAGAGATGGATTACTTACCAGTAAAACAAGAAATAAGAGAAAGAATTGCATCTATGTGGGGAGTATCTCCTACATGGCAAGGAACACCTGAAGCATTTGGTGGAATGTCAGCAACTACACAGAACTTAACAGTGATGAGTAGAGTGGTAGAATCAGATCAAAGATTATTCCATGAAAAAGTATTCCCAGAATTGTTAAAAGCATTTGGTGTAACTGATTATGAGATAGAATTACCTAGACCTGAAGAAAAGGCAGATGCAACTATAATCTCTCACACTCAACAAAAAGTAGCTATGGCAAGTCAATTAAGTCAATTAGGATTCACTGTTGAATTAAAAGAGAAAGATGAAACTGACATGTTAGAGATTGACTTCGTAATAAGTGGTGAGCCAGTTCCAACTGCTAAGATGCAAGGTGAACAACAAGCTATGCAGTTAGAACAACAGCAACAACAGATTGAACAAGCTAAACAACAAGCTGAAATGGCTCAGATGCAAGCAGTTCTTCAAGAAGAATCTGAAGAGCCTACAGGCGAAGAAGAAGATGTTGAAAAGAGTTTAGAAAAAGGTAAATATACCATGTTTGAAAACTTAGATGATCTTCTAAGCCATAATCCTAAAGCTGTAGAGTTAGAAGATGAAGAGGAAGATTCAACTGATCCAGTCCCAGAAGATTACGAACACGAATAAAGGATAATTATGTTTTTTGAGAAACAAGGAAGAGAAGGATTGATACCTAAAAAAGTTTCTGAAACAGTCCGCCCAAAGCAAGGTCAAACTTATCAAAGATTAACTACAGTTTATGTTAAGCCTGAAGTCCCTGACTTTGTTAACGATTGGCTTAAAGACTTTGATGCACAGGTCCCTGTATATTTAGTAGGTGGTTCTGTAAGAGATACTATATTAGGTAAAGCTCCTAAAGATATAGATGTAATTACGTTCAAACCTAAAGAAGATATAGAAACTAAATTAAAAACATCCGATACTAAATTTTATCAAGGGGGTAAAAACTTACCTAATTTAGTTACAGCTAATTTAGGAGACAATCAACTCATAGATATCATTAGTGTAGATGGGGATATAGAAAGTGAATTAGTTAGAAGAGACTTTACTATAAATGCTATGGCACAAAGACCAGATGGCGAAGTAATAGATCCTTTTGGTGGCAGACAAGATTTAAAAAATGGTGTTTTAAAATCTCCAAAAGGTGATAGTGATAAAGTTTTTAGTGAAGATCCTATTAGAATGTTAAGAGCAGCCAGATTTATTGGTGATTTAAACCTCAAACCAGATAATTCATTAACAGACAGTTTGAAAAAACAAAAAGAATTACTAGCTGATATGCCGAAAGAAAGAATAGGTATGGAATTTGGTAGAATTCTATACTCTAAAGATCCAGTATCTGCGTTAAAATTCTTAAAAGAGAACGATTTATTAAAATATATTGATCCAGCTTTGCAAAGAACAGTAGGCTTTGTGCAGAATTTAGAAGGACATGATTATGATACTTGGAATCATACACTAAAATCATTAGAACATCATGTAACTAAGGACAAAGATCAACCTGATCTAGCAACTAGACTAGGTATATTATATCACAATGTGGGAAAACCTCCTGCGTCAAATTCAAATAATAGTGATTTTAAAAATTATGAAAACATAGGAGCTCAGATTGTAGAGGAAAGTTTAAATAACTTACGTTTTCCATCTGATATAGTAGATGTTGTTAGAAAATTAGTACAGCATCATACATCACCTAGAACTGCAGAAACAGAAGGTGATCACAGAAGAGTACAACTTAAATTAAGAGAGAACCTAAATAAACTTAATTATGTAGCAACTGCTCATGAAGTAGGTAAAGAAGGTAATATAAATGCTAATACTGACCACATTGTATCTTTCCAAGACAGAATTGATAAGCTAGATCCAATAGATGTTGAAGATGATAGAGTAAATCTATCTCCTTTAACTGGTAAAGAAATTATGGATGAGTTAGATATTGTGCCTAATAGAAAAGGTGGTGGTGAAAGAATAGGTAAAATAAAAGATTTCTTAAATCAACTTGTAATAGAAGGTGAATTAAAACAATCAGATAAAAAAGGAGCTATCAACAGAGCTAGACAATATCATTCTACATTTACTCAAAAATCTAATAACTTATTAAAAGGATGGCTAGGACTTTTGAAGCAAGAGGGAGCTGATAGAGATGTAACAAGTGATGCTTTTGCTGATCATAAAGAAGGTCCTGATGGATTAAAATGGTCTGATACAGGAGCAGTAACTGATCAAGCAGCTGCTGATTTACATGCTAGTAAATGGAAACAAGAAAGATTAGCTATGGGATTAGTACCTATTCCTATTACAGATAAGAATGGTATAAAGAGAACATATTGGTGTAAAAAAGGTTTTGAAGATAAGATGGTTAAAGATCCAAGTTCACCGTATGTAGGTATGGTTAGTCTAGAGCATCATCATGGAACTAATAGTGGAAAAAAATTATTTGAAAAATTTAAGACTCCTAATCTGGATGCAAAAACTGGAGAGCATAAAAAGAATAAAGAGGGTGAGTTAATGTATAAACATACACTTAAATTACCACATCCTAAAGATGATGCACATGGAAAACATTTACATTTTACTGGAAAAGATAAACAAGGTAAAGAATTAGAATCAGGTATTAAAAAACATTACCTAGATAATCTACATATTAGTCATGACCCTTGGGCAGTCTATTCAATGAAGGGCACATCAACTAACCCAGATCCAGATGAATTCGGAAAATCTAAGAAAGAATTAGGAGAGGGTTATCATGATGATCAAATGAAAGATATCAAGTGGCGTGAAAAACGTGGACAACTTAGAGCTTTATATCTTAAGAAAGATGTATTAAATGATAGGCTAGAGAAAGAATATAAATCTGACACTCCAGATCCTAGAGCAGTGGTTACTGGTTTAATGTGGAAGACTGGAATAAGAGTTGGTAATTCAACTGATAGTAAAGAAGCAGAGAAAGATGGACAAGATGCTAAATCTTTTGGAGCATCTTCTTTAAAAGTAAATCATGTGACAGTAAAAGGTGATGAAATATCTTACGAGTTTCCGGGCAAAAAAGGAACTATACAAATTGGTAAATTTAATGATGCTAGTTTAGCAAAAGCAATAACTAAATTAAAAGACACGCAAGCAAAAGCTGGTAAAAGTTTTTTATTTGAAAGAGAAGATGGAAAATTTTATAAAGAAAGTGATATACAAAAATGGCACAACGGAGTTATGAATATTCACGAAAGTAATAATATAATCAACCATAACTTTAGACACGCTGTTGCAACTGATTTAGCATTAGAAGATATGAATACCTTTATGAACCAACCCGGTGTGACTAAAATAATAAATGAACAAGGCAAACTTCCTATTACTACAGCAAAAGACTGGCAAGATTTTAGAAATAGGGTAGGTTTAAGAGCTGCTAAACAATTAAATCATAGAGCAGGAGATCAGAACGTACTAGATCCGAAAACTACAATAGCTAGTTATATTGATCCACAAGTGTTTCAACATAAGGATAAAGACGGTAAAATAGTTAAACTTATGGATCAAATTGATAGTGAAAATAATAGAATTTCTAAAGAATATAAAGCCTTCATTAGAGAAGTGACTGGTTTAGATAAAATAAACTTGGGTGATCCACCAGATAGTATTATTAAAAAAGCATATGATGGTAAAGAATTTGACCCTACTAGAAAAAAAGAGAAGGATATAGATACATATTTTGAAAACAGAAAAGATAAAGCAGAAGATAGAGACCTAGGATTAGACAAGATACCTCCACATATGAGACCAAGACCTAAATATTACGAAGCTAAGTTTGCAAAAACATGGATAGAAGACTTAGCTGAGAAAGGTTACCAGTCTCCGATGATAAAAAGTTCTAACGATGAAGGAACTAAAATATGGTTTATAGATGGGGGAGTAGATTATGTAGCAAGTGTTGGAGCAACTGGAATTGGCTATATTGAAAAAGCAACTTTCAGACCATTAGCATCTAATGCAACTAATAAAATAAGTTATGATCCAACAGGTAATAACATGAGGGAGCCTGATGATAATGAGGAGGAACTCTATGAGTGATAATATGTACTTAAATATACTTAAACAAAAGTATAAAGGTAAAAGAATAAAAAGTCCAAAAGGTGGATTAACAGCTGCTGGGCGTAAATATTTTAAAAGAAAAGAAGGTGCTAATCTCAAACCGGGTGTAAAAGGAAAAGCAAATACACCTGAAAAGAGAAGAAGGAAAGGTAGCTTTCTTACAAGATTTTATACAAACCCTAGAGGTCCAATGAAAGATAAGAAAGGGCGACCAACAAGATTAGCTTTGGCAGCTAGAGCTTGGGGTGAAGCTGCACCTAGTACAAGACAACAAGCTCAGAAACTTGCTGCTAAAGGTAGAAGAATGTTGGATAGATATCAAGCATCTAAGAAAACTAAAAAATCTCTATTTAAAGAAGGTGGCGGAGCTGGTGGCGGCGGTGGAGCTGCTACTTCAGGAGGTTTTGGAAGTGGTGGTGGAACTGTATTTACATCTACTAACTCAGGTATTTTTACTCCTACTTATGGTGGCGGAGGCTACAAGAGGAAAAAGAATCACATCAGAGAGATAAAAAGAAAGAAGAATAAGAAGAGTGGAATAGAAAGGTTGTCTAGATTTCTAAGAGAGTTTACTCCTGAAAAGAAAGCTCTAGAGAAAATGTATTCAATAAATGCTACACAACCACTTGTTGAGTTAATGAATTCTGTAATGAAATCTCAATATCCAAATGGTAGAGGGTATGGAGGCAATCTTGGAATGAAAGTTTTAGATTGGAAGAAACCTAATACAAACGAAGAACCCCCTAAAGTTTCTGAGTTTAAGGGTAGAAAACAAGATGAGAAAGATAACGATGCAGTTATTGAGCAAAAATATATGGAGCAAAAGATTAAAAACTTAGATGATGAATCTAGAAAAAAAGGTAGAGATCAAGCTACTGAAGATGAAGTTGCATCAGCAGCAAATCCGGGATTAGTTACTTTAAAGTCTTACTCAAGTGGTGCTACAAGCAGTTTATCCCCTACAATGAGAGAGACCAATCCATACAAACGTGGTGGAGATAAAGATAAGATTGATGATAATCCAGAAATAGAAAAAGATGCTCCAGATGAATTAGAAAAATTTATGACTAATTTAGAAAAATATAGTGGTTATAGTGCCGCAACTACTCAAACTACTTTTGCAGAGAGAGAAACCTTAGATGATAAGAAACAAGAGATTGAAGTATTAGATGATGAGAATGATGAAGAAGAACAAATACAACCTCCAAAAGGACAGAAAAAAACTTATTCAACCGGAGACGGTGGTGGGTACAGCATGTAATGAATAAAGGTAGATTTATTTATACGCCAAAAGTCGGGGCGTTAGATAGTAAAGGTGATATACACTTTGACTACGAAATAGACGACAAACAAATAAAGATTTATGCTACAAAGTATAATCTACAGACACATACATTTACAAGAGTAGATGAACCTATTTTTGTAAAAGAGCTAAAGGGGGAGCAAGATGTCTAAACTTTTTAAATCAATACTATTACTAGCAATGCTACCACTCCTATTTTTAGGATGTAATAGTGTAGAGGAAACACAAGAATCAAAAATTGGAATGATTCTAGTAGGTCCAAAAAACGATAAGGGTTGGTCACAAGCCCACTACGAAGGTGGTGAATATGCGGCATCTAAATTAGGTGGTGAGATGATCACAGTGGATATGGTAAATCCTGCTGACTCACCAGATTTAACAATACCTTCTGTCGTTGAAGATATGATATCACAAGGTGCAACTATCATATTTGCAACATCAGACGATATGAAAGATGGTATATTAGAAGCTGCTGAGAAGTATCCAGACACTGATTTCGTCTGGTCTACAGGTGATAGTGCTTTAGTCGTAGGTAGAGATTACCGAAGCGAACTAAAGAACGTATCTAATGTGATGGGTAAAATGGAATATGGACAAATGATAGCAGGATGTGCTGCAGCAATTAAATCTAAGACTGGTAAGATAGGATTCTTAGGACCATTAGTTAATGATGAAACAAGAAGATTAGCAAACGCTACTTACTTAGGAGCAAAGCATTGTGCCGATGGAGACATAGAATTTGATATAACTTGGATTGGTTTCTGGTTTCACATACCGGGTATGACTTTAGATCCTACACAAGTAGTTAATGACTTCTATGATTCAGGTAAAGATGTTGTGATCTCACACATTGATACTACAGAAGCAGTAGTTGTTACTGGTCAAAGAGCAGAAAAAGGTGAAGATATTTGGGTAGTTCCTTATGATTATAAAGGAGCTTGTGAACAGGCACCAACAAGATGTCTTGGAGTGAACTACTTTAACTGGGGACCTGAATATTTAAGTCTAGCTCAAAAGAGTAGAGATGGAGAATTTACTAATGAATGGTTATGGGTAGGTCCATATTGGAAAGACTTACAGTCTTCTATTGTAGGATGGAATCATGGAGAAGGATTGGATGCTGTAGAAAAAGGTAGAGTAGGTAACTTTATAGAAGAACTAAAACTAGGATTAAATCTATTTACAGGACCACTTAACTTTAATGATGGTTCAGTATACCTAGAAGATGGAGAGATTGCATCAGATATTGACATCTGGTACACTCCACAATTACTAGAAGGTATGAAATAGACTTGACACAGCTAGGTCAAATATGATAAAATATAATAAGAACACTGGAAATGTGTGTGATAAATGCAACGGATTCATGCGTTTTGATGAAGATAATGATTTGAAATGCATGAATTGCGGAAGAACAATTATTTTAAGAAAAGCAAGGAGCAAACATGTGGAACAAAGGCGAAACAAAAATTCCAACTCAAGCACAGAACGAGTTGATAAAACGGAGACAAGCGGGAGCAACGTGGACAAGTCTATCGGAGTGGCTAAAAGCGACATACGGGATAGATATACACCGAACCAACATTCAAAGATGGTACGACAAAGAGGTTTATTTAGATCAAGAAAATGAAATGATTGATCCTGATTTAGATCCTAACTACCACGTTAAGATGGGTAAAAAAGCTGAGACTTATAAAGCAGAAGCTAAATATTTTAAGAAACTATATGAGACTACAATTAAAGATCAAGCTAAACAAGAGATCTTTGAAGAGTCTATAATGAAGTTAGCACCTGCATTTAGTAAAGCAAAAAAAGTTAAAATCCGAAAGCCTTCAGGTAAAAGAACTGGTGACAGTGTTCAAAGTATGATTGCTCCTTTAACTGACACCCATGTTGGAGATAGAGTTGAAAGTGATCAGATGTCAGGTTTGAATCACTACAATATTGATATCTTCAACAGAAGGCTTTATGGATGGGCGAATCAAGTATTAAGTTTAGCTGAAATGAGAAGAAATACTTCTGAGGTAGGCGAACTTGTAGTTCCAATGTTAGGGGATATGATCAGTGGAGACATACACGAAGAACTAGCTAGGACAAATGTAGATAACTGCATGGGACAAATGATCAGAGGA